TGATACCTTTGTAAGTTCATAGTTCTCCTTAGTAAGCGAGTGTTTAATTTGGATCCTTTCGGCATCCAATACTATTTAACCATAAAACACAAAAAAAGGAGGGTGGTAAACCCCCCCCTTTTTCTTTAAGGATTCATCGGTTTTCTCCTACTCTAGAAGTGATCTACATTCTAATGCACATGATTTGTCTCCGTCTTTACATTCAACAATACACTCAAAGTAATCATCGATTGGGTCTGAATTAGATAAATTGAAAGGAACCCAAGAGTTCAAATTGTTGAATGATATTGGATTGTGCATAAGCATTGTCTCCTTATATACTCACTATTATCTATCAAAAAATTTATACCTATGTCAGGATTTCTTAACAAAAAGAAATGCCTAGTCAGTCTTTTTTTTCTTACTTCCGATATTATATTTTGTCTCTAATATCCAATCACCTTTATCTTTGTAAGACAAAACTTTAATTTGGTTTAAGGGTGCTATATCTTGTATTCTATCAGCATTTATAATCTCAACTAATCCCCAATCAACTAATAATTGAACTATACGATTACGTCTCTGGACATCGTTTACAGTTAAATTTGCACGTTTACCATCTAAAGCAAATAACTCTTTAAAATGAACAATATAATATCTTCCCTGCTTATGCAGTATATGACATGATTGATATATTTTCTTCTCTTTTCTTGATGCGACACCAATTCTTGTTAGAGTTTCTCTGACTTTCAAAAAATCATCAGGTTCACCTAGTGAAATTTCCACCATCTGATCAGATGTCCAGTTCACCTCTGGTTCTTTAACCACACTCATTTCGATCCTCCAGTTTCAAATTTCGATTTTATAAAATTAAGTTGTTCTTTGGAAAGAATTTTTAGAATCTGTTTTGCTTTTTCGTTACTATACCCATAATAACGTTTTACATAATCTAGATCTTTGATTTCATCCTTACGAAGCCAAGGAGAAAATCTTTTCTTAACTCTGAGGGTATTTATAAAAAAGTCATATTGCATCTTCTTCGGTAAGAAGTTATATTTATTCATCTCATTTGCAAACATAATCGCATCAAGATGTCCAGAATAGCAACGATTAATTATATAAGGTGGATAATCTTTTTCAATTGATGGGTCTTCATCAATCAAGTTTTTCTTTGTCTGATTTATAGAGTTTAACCAATCTTTAAGTTCCATTATACAAGTAATTGTTCAAGTGGTGATACTGGATGTATGTTATAATTTGTTATTAATAATTCTGTCTTTACATTCTCATTTGTTCCCTTATCTCCACGATGTGCCATTGAATATCTTAATTTCCATTCCTCAAGATTGTAATTGCCATACATTTCCTTCAAACGATCATTAACATTGTAAGTAATCATAAATTTATGAATACAATTATAAACCTGATCTGCAAATCTATCATGGTCAAATGACTTATGCATCTCACGATTCTTTCCATATAAAAAATCTTTAATATCATATGGTGGATCTAGAAATATAAATGTATCATCTGATCCTTTCTCTACCATCAATTCAGAATAATCTACATTAGTTATTTTCCAATTCTTAATCAACTTTGAAAATTCTTTCAATTTGTCGGCACCAACTAGAGAAAAATTAGAGTTAGATGCTGTCTGTGAAAAGGTGCTATTCTCTGTGAGACCAGAATAACTACACTTGTTCATAATGAAAAATGCAACTGCCTTTTCAAAATTATCATAAGTATCAATCTCTTCTTTATACTTATTGAAAAGATCTTTTGCTTTTGATGTTACCTTATCTGGATCACCTTCATCAAGAGTATTTTGCTTTTCTTCACGTACTCTTTCAGATAACTCCTCACCTCTATCTCTAAGTTGAACCCAAAAATTGTATAAAGGCACATAAAGATCATTAATCCAAATTGGTATATCTGGATTTGATTTTGTAATATCAATTGCAATCGATCCTCCACCTATAAATGGTTCACGATACTCGGAAATAGTTTTAGGATACCATTTAGAAAGAGTTTTGATTGCTTTTGATTTACCACCAGGATATCTTAATGGTGTCTTAAGAGATTTAATTGACATCAATATAAGTTGGGATATCTTCTTAAATCTTCTTGTTCTTGTATAATTGTGAAAACTTCTGTTAGATCATTTACACTTTTTGTCATTAGACGATAACCCATTCCAATGTAAACTTGACCTATTATGACTGCTACTGTAGCAGCACCCCAGAAGATATAATATTTGTTTGATTTAACTTGGTGTTTTAATTTTGACATGTTTTTCATTTTGAAATTTCCTCTAAAGAGAATAAACTGTAAAACTCAAGTCCTGCTAACTTGAATGCTGTGTTTGCTTCTTCATTCTCTTGACGATCAATGATAGAAACTATACGTTTAACCTCATAACCTGCATCACGAAGTCTCTTTACTGCTTTGATTGATGATTCACCTGTAGTGACTACATCCTCTAATACAGTTACTCTAGATCCTTCTGGAAGTAATGGACCTTCAATGTATTGATTGGTGCCATGACCTTTTGCCTCCTTTCGAACTATAATTCCAGATAACGTTCCCCTATTAAGTGCAGACATAATTGCAACCCCTGACACTAAAGGATCGGCACCAAGAGTGAGTCCTGCCACAGCAACAGATTTCTCATCTATACATTCCATAAGCATCGCAGAAGTAATTGCTAAACCTCTACCATCTAAAGTAATAGGTTTACAATTTACATAATGCTCACTTTTTCTACCAGATGATAAAGTAAATTCACCTTTACGATATCCTTTCTCCTTGATCATCTTTAGCAATTCATCTTTCATTTAAATTCACACTCCACCATAATTTCAGTTAATGCTGCCAAAAGATTTATTTCTTGATCGGCAACAAATGCCATTTGATACTGATACTTTGCAATGACTAGTATCGCAGCGGGAATACTAGTTGGTATCATTGTATCATATAAAGAGTCATAGATGCGTCTAAGCAAAACAGAGGGATCATTATCTAAATTAGAAACTACCCATTTACGAACTTCAGAAAAGTTTTTTTGCTTAAGATTTTTGACTAGATCATCAACAGCAACATCAGAGAATGCTGCAAGTATTCCACTATCTATTTTACCACTTACAGAATACCTTTGGCATTCATTCAACACTCTCCTCCAATCAGGAAAATGTTTATTGATTAATTCTACTATAACTTTCTTATCAGATTCAATTCTCTCAACTTCCAATATGTGATTGATTCGAGAAAAGAATTGTGCTGCTATTGCTGGTTTGTCTTTTTTATTAACAGAAAAGTCAACAACTGAGCAACGAGAATGTAATGGCTCAATAATTTTGTTCTTATAGTTGCAGGTGAAAATGAATCTGCAGTTCCTAGAGAACTCCTCAATAGACGCTCTGAGAAGGAGCTGTACGTCGGAAGTGGTATTGTCTGCTTCGTCAATGATAATGACTTTATGTTTCGACTGACTCGTAAGAGAGACGGTAGATGCGAAGTTCTTTGCGTTCGTCCGAACCGTGTCAAGAAAACGTCCTTCATCCGATCCATTAATGACATAATAGTCTGCTCCTAATTCATTACATAGTGCTTTTGCCACAGTGGTCTTACCAATACCTGGTGGACCTGACAATAACATATTTGGTATCTCACCTGCAGTTAGAAAATCCTGAAAGGTTTTTTTGATACTCTCAGGTAAGATACATTCTTCAATTGTTTTGGGTCTGTATTTTTCAACCCATATAAAATCACTCATTATTTAAAACCTTTTGATTTTGGTTTTGGTTTGTCAATAACCTCAATAACTGGTGGATTAAACCCTCGTCTATTCCACCAATACTCTTGTACTTCATCCCAAGATTGTACCACAAAAGAATGGTCTTTGCAAACTATCTTATAATGATGACGATCATATGGTTTATCACATGTCTGTCCAAACCAAAGTGGATCGTCTTTATCAATTAATTTAGTCATCATCATAAAAATCGTAAGGACCATTAAGTTTTTTTTGATGTTCTCTCTCATCTAAAACTTCATTAATAATATCTTTTAACTCCTTCTTTAAAGAATCAGATATTATATTAATTTGTTTCGGTTTTACATCAGGGATACTGGCACGTTGTTCTTCTAAACTTTTACCAGTTCCCTTACCTGTCCCATAGGACATTCCTTGTGTATCAATCTTCATGATCATCCCATGGATCTGCTAATCCTTTGTTTGCAAAGAATCCTTTATAAATTCCATATGCTGCTAATAGAACAGTGATAACTGCGATTGATATTCCAAAGGTATAATTTGGATTAAATGTAAAGTGTGGAATTAGTGTATCATTACACCTAGCAATCTTTTCTGGATCACTCCAAGTACCAGGTAATGTATAAACTGGTGGACATGCGACAAATAAATCTCTTATCGCATACATTTCACTTCCTAATGTCATTCGTTAGATCTCCATGTTTTTCTCATTGTAACATACTTTTCGTCTTTTGCAGCTCTATCTCTTACTTCTTTAAAAACTCTCGCAGACCTTGCTTTTTCAGAGTATAATGCATCTGCCGATTGGGGTCTAACGGAACCATCTTTAGCATACTTCTTTCCACTAGGATGATTTGCATACCGACGGGAGCGTGTAAATCCCATCTCAAGAAATTTCCGTGCCATGTCCATTCCAATGAAGTCTTGTTTGTCTTTATAGTCAAGGAACATGGAATAAATCTTATTAGCAGATTTGCGAGCAACAGACTCATTTACGAATCTCCAATGAGAGCATATATCGTTAGTATAAGGGCGAACCAGTAACACTCCTTGTTCTCCCCTTCCAATGCGATAAAGTTTGCGATTTTCTTCAACTGTAAAATCAATGGTCTTGTAATCGAGTTCATAATCAAATTCTTTCATAACATTGAGATTTTGTATTTGTGGATGATAACCACTTACTTAAATATTCTACTGCTAATTCTGGTTTACAACCATCACCGCAAGTAAAAATGTCACACATTGCAATACCTTTTTCTGGCCAGGTGTGAATGCTGAGATGACTTTCTACCAACAGAGCAAATCCAGTTACACCTTGTGGAACAAATTTTTGAGTTTCTATTTTAAGAACCTTTGAATATGAAGCTTCTGCTGCATGAAACAAACAGAATTTTATATGCTCTTCATTATTCAAGATAGAAAAAGGACAACCCTCTAATTTAAATAGAACGTGTTTCATCATAACCAATTCGGTTTTTTGGATGGGTCACGAAGATAATTAGATGCAACCCAAGGTTTGCTCGATATATAACGTTTGTAAGCAGTAAGAGTGTCAATGCTTGTGTCAAATTTAAACTCATCAGGACCTGCGAATGCGAATGGTGTTGCCTCTTTGTGACATAATAAAGTTCTCCCTGTTTTTTTCTCAAATACTTCTTCTGCTGCATTCATTGCAGTCTGACAAGAATGAACTTTGCGGTATCTATGAGTATACTCTTGAAGTAATCCAAATCCATGTTGAATTAACCAAGCTGTATTAGCAATACTCTCTGCTGCCCATATAGTGCAAGGATGTCCACGGAAAGCACCTTTCTCTGTATTGTATGGTGTCCCATCTTTCTTGGGTAGCAAATCATTACCCCAATCAAAATACCACTTGGAATAGACAACTGCCAACATTTGACAGGTCTCAAGTGGCATCTTTACAATATGTTTGTCAGGTAAAACTCTTGCTGATGCAAGAGGATCTGGATCAGTCACGAATATGTTCATAATGTGGTGGTGTATAATGATCATTCCAGTGTCGAATGTTACCTGCAATGATAAAACAATTGGTAATCACGAGTTGTAAGAAAATAAATGATCTGACTATGCAGACAATATTATCATACTTTTTGGTAGTTTCATCTTGGAATGAACCAAGAGCATACTTCCATACCTTCCATATTTTAGCATACATTTTATTTTTTGCCAATATCTTTTCTGATATCGTCATGCAATCTTTCTGTTGGTGTTTTAAATTTTCCTTTCTCATAATCAAAATCAGGATGTGGTTCAGCAGGAACCCAAGGATTCTTAGATGAGTTTTTTATCACAATAAATTTATCTTTTGCAAAAGTTCCTGCAAGATTAACTTCTATATCATCACCATCTTTCCAGTTTATTTCACCTTTTAGATTAGTATGAAGCATTGCCTCTTGAATTTTGTCAATAAGTTCTTGTGTGAGTTTCATTCGTCAGGTTGTATTCCGTATGGTGTTAAATCATATTTTACTATAGATATACCTTCCTCTTTTATTCGAGTGGGTTGTCCTATCTTTGCTAAGATATCAGCAGGTATTTTCTTCTTTGTAATATCATAGGGTATGGGTGCATTTGACACACATACTCTAACACATTCCCATTCCTCTTCAGTAAGAGAATAGTTCACTTTTTAAACACTCCTAACTTTGCTAAGAGATAAACTGATAATACTGTCCAAAAGACAACTTCTAATCCTATGTTATTCATTCTTCTATTTCAAAATACCATTTAATAGATTTGATGTAATCAAAAGTACATCCTATATCTTTATCACAATTTATATCATATTTACGATCACATAAAAAATTTCTCAATTGTTCGATTGAATCAAATCGACCTTGATGCCTTTCCTTTTCGTCGTATAAATGATACTTCATTATTCAAAAGAAGAGTCTGGTTCCAATGCTATGTAGTAAATTAAATTATAATTCGAATTAGTAAATTTTGCAAGAAGTTTAGATGATATAACAACATCATAAGCACCAGGTATTATCTTGATATTTTCTACTTTAAAATTAAAAGTAAAGTCTCTATCAGTTTCACCAACAACAACTGCAAATTCGTTTGATGTATCATTCTTCTTATCCCTGACAACTAACTTAACAACTCCATTTTCACCAACTGCCGCTAAGTCTGGAAGTTGATAAACTGCAGCTGCCTTCAATAATTTTTCTAAAGTAACACTCTCTAACTGAAAACAAACATCCTCAGTTGGAAGAGTTATTTCTTTATCTGGTGGTGAAATAATTACCTGCGGATCAGCATAAAAATACTTTACCCTTCTCTTACCCTCACGAATAGTTAAATATGATTCCTCACTAAAATCTAAATTAGGATCTTGATGAAGACTCAATCCATTTAAAAATTGATTAAGATCATATATTGCAACATCCTTTGGAAAATCCTCAGATATATCTGCCTCTGCTAAAATATTTTTAGCAACTGATATTGTGCGAAGTTTATTTCCTTTCTTTACAAGTATTGAATTATTAATTCCTGCAAAGTTTTTTAGAACAGTTAAAGTGCTGTCTGTTAATTTCATAGATTCACGTAATTTCATCATTAAGGCATTTGGTCAAAGTTTCCAGAAGGCATTGATGGTTCACCATAATGTCCATCAAAGTGTAATAGTAGCATAGCATAGTGTATGACTTTTAACAAGTCTTTTTTATCTTTTCCATTCTTACTTCCATAACGACTTCCATATTTTAAAATATTTGCTTGACAGAAATGAGGTGCAATATCTCTTGCTGCCATTAAATCGATAGTTTGCACTTTACGAAACTCATGTTTAGTTCCTGTATAGTGTCCTTGGTATGTCGAAGAAACATACTCTTGAATATCTTTTAAAATTTCTTCTTCATGATACTTAAAATAATGTGCTGACATTTTTAATTCTTCTAATTTTTCTAATTCTTTTTTGTGAAATTCTTGTGTCCACCCATCATTATATGGTGAATTGGCATTAGTAAAATGATGTGAATACTGATCATCAATTGTGGATAGATCTATGTCATAGTCAAGACCATCATCTTCAGAAACTGATGGTGGCCAAGGTGAACCTGGTGTCCACTCAAATCCACCAGACTTTTCTATCCACTCTAAATCTTTATCAATGTTACCGACTACCATTTCTGCTCTTGCTCGATCTACAGGATCAGTGAAAGGATTTTCTGCATTCGGATCATTACGTTTATAGTCATAATAATAATCTGAATGTTCGACAGGATCGGGTTCTTTCCACAATCCTGTCTTCTCATCTACTTCTTTTTTATCCACGATTGGATACTCCTTATCAAATGTGCCATTGAGAATATCATACAATAAACTCCATGCATTCATTATATCACTCTCCTGACTGTTGGTCAACTGGTAGGTTAAAGTCAGCATCTACTTTGTCATAAAGTTCCATGAATGACTGTTTTGTTTCATCATCAAAACGATTAGTGCAAACTTGGATTGCTTTTGCCTTATCTTTAAAGATAGAGAATGCACGAATGATGTGAACAAGACGACGAGTGCTGATGATCTCTTCAATACCACCATCATAGAATGTCTTACGAATGATGTCTGCCCAATCAACAAGTTTTTTGATAAACTTATCATCAGAAACATTTACACTTGCAGCATGTAAATTTAATAACTTCTCTTCAATCTTAACTGATGGATATGATTGCTCAAAGGTTACAGGGAATCTTTCAAGAAATGCTTCGTTAAGAACATTAGTTCCTATGAATCTACCATCGTCAGAACCTTTACCTTTTGTATTCGCAGTCGCAATGACATTGAATCCTGCAGCAGGTTTTACCCATCTACCTATCTTCTTCAAGAAGATACCCTTACCTTCAAGAATAGATTGTAGGCATAGAATCTTGTTTGATGCTAAATCAATCTCATCTAGAAGGAGTATAGCTCCCCTCTCCAAAGATTCGATAACTGGCCCATTGTGCCAAACAGTGTTACCATCAACAAGACGAAACCCACCAATAAGATCGTCTTCATCTGTCTCTATCGTAATATTAACTCTAATTAACTCCCTATTTAGTTGTGCACATGCTTGCTCAACAGAGAATGTTTTACCATTACCTGATAGACCTGTAATGAATGCAGGATAGAATTGCTTAGATTGAATAATCTTTTTGATATCTTTGAAACCACCAAAAGGAACAAATGTATCATCTTTTGTTGGAACTAAGTTCTTCTCTTGAACTGGTGCAGATGGTGCATTGAATGTTTTTTCAATCTGCTCAACTGCTTCTTGTGTAACTTCAAGATTCCATTTACCTTTTGTTACTTTATATTTTTGCAACTTGCGAGTGACGGTGTTGTAATGAATGTCATTCATAGAGCAAAATGCTTTGATATCTGCAGTAGTAACTTCTGATCCATAAAGTGATACTAACTTGTCAGTAATTTGCTCTTCAGTCATTTTAACAGTGAAGGGAGTGTAAGTCATGATGTAGTTCTTTGTTTGATATACTTATTATAATCGATATCAATATCAAAACAACCATGTGTGTGCCACTTATTTAACTGGTTTATATACCCTGATCTTTTTGACTTTGAAAAAATTCAGTCATAGAAGATTGTAGTTGACCTTTATTTTCTTTTGGATCTAATTTATTATATCCCTTCATTTTTTTCCAGTCTGAGTAAAGTGCTTGAAGATGCCAAGATTGAGATAGACTCTTAGGTCCATTCTCTAGCAAATCAAGTTCCATCTTGTTAGTTATATAATTTTTATATTCTTGTCTCCAATTGGAGTCGTCATAAAGTGGTGTTGTCATTATCCGTATGTGAAAGTTTTGCCTTTGATTTGAGATTGACCCTCTGGATTTTTGCCCTGTGGTTTGAATTTTCCTAGTTTTACATTTTTTGATTTGCCAAGTCCACCTTTTCTTGTTGCTGATAGTGTACCAGTTTTTTTCGTTTGTGTCAATACGGAATCCTGCCCATACTTTTTACCAAGTGCCTTGACTGTCTTCTTAAACTTTCTTTTACCCATCTTACCTGATGAGACAACATGACTTCTCTCCTTTACTTTCTTCTCTTTACCTGTCTTATCATCTTTCTCAACATATGAACCAGTCACCTTTGTAGCACCACCTAAACCTCTACCACGAATATCTTTATCTAATTGCTTTGCCCTTGCACGATTTTCTTTCGCAGACTTATCTGCTCTGGAAGCAGACATTGTAGCTATACCACCCTTATCAGATTTACTTTTGATTCGAGAGAGACTACTCTCTTGCATGAATTCTTTATAGGTCTTCATTTCACTAGACACTTTTTTATATTTAGGCAATCATGGTTACAAACTCATTCAAGATTTTCTTGTTCATTTTCTTTGCAGTTAATGACTTAGTAAATGCTTTCTTGATTTGTGCTTTGGTTGCACCCTCTTCGACCTCAAATTCGGAATCATTTGAAAGGGCAGCAGATGATAATCCAAAGTAAACATGATATCCACACTCTTTGATTGCAAGTGCTTTTGTCTTTCTCCAAGAAAGTCTATGTTTCTCAACCTCTGGACTATTGTAATCATCACAGTTGATGCGAAGGAAACTGGAAAGATCTCTTGGTGACATAATACGAATACCAACAAAGTTTACATCAGGATAAGTATCACGAAGGTCTTGAAGTAGAATTGGTGTGAATGTAGACCATGAATCTCCTGTTCGATATGTTTTACCTGTCTTACGATTACGTAAGAAACAACTGGTATCGATTGAACGTTCTCCCATGTATGGTTCGGGATCCCATGATCTCTGAACTTCTTGATGATAATTCAATTGATATGCTTCACCATCTGTAAGAATTACACAATTAACTTTCTCAACACTATTCTCTTTACGGAACTGTGGAATAATTTTATGTAGTGCTACAATTGACTCATTGAGTGGAGTTCCTGATAATGATAGTCCGTAAGGAACAAGTTTGTTTGCAGTATAATCACTAAATGCTGTGGCAATACGGAAGAAATTGATTAGTTGTTTCTCCAAGTTTTTACCACGAACCTTACTGGTAAATATATTCATCAAACTAAAACCTGGTCTGACTTTAAACAACCCAACTCTTGGTTTATAGGATTCTTTTGCCACACCTTCTTCATTTACATTAGGGAAGTTTTCAGTGAAAGCATAAACTTCAAAAGGTATTTGAACTTTGTTGCAGAACCAGATTAGATTGTAAAGTTGTTTGATAGTATCCAACATTTCACGAGACATTGAACCAGACCAATCAAGAATGAATACTAGACCGTGATTCTTACCATCTGGAATAATAGAAACTTTCTTAAATAGGTCTTCGTTGTATTTGTAAGTGTGCAATTTACTTGTATCAAGAATACCAGTACGACTTGTAGTAGCACGAGCATAGGCACCTGCAGACTTCTTCATCTCAAATTCTTTGACAAGATAATTTACTTCTTTCTGTGCTTCTTTCTTGAACTTAAGAAACTCTCTATCTGCTTCTGCCATTGCCTTAAGTGCTTCGTCTAAACTATACACTGACCACTCTCTTTCAGAACCTGGTTCTTTACTTCTTTCAGCATAATCCTCACGCATTCCTGTGAAGTGGGCATCACATATTGCATGAATAACTTCATTGTCGATAATGATTTGATCTGTATCAACATCAGGTAATTCTAGATAGTGATTTTCTAGACCTTCCATAACTGCAAGATTCTTTAGTGCTCTCTCAAGACTCTCAGCAGTCTCGGCAATTTCAGATCCACCTGTGCCCATTTGAGAACCACCACCACTCATTCCTTCTGGTCTAACTTGATGACTCTCAACATCGGAACCATCTTCATCAGGTTCAGTCATGTTACCATCTTCATCATACCAATCGTCTTTTACATCTTCAAGTTCTGATCCTGTTCCACCACTATTTTGACCGTCACCACTATCCATCTCTAGTCCTGCTTCCTGCTCTGTCTCCTGCTCTTGCTTTCTCTTTTCGATCTCTTCCATACAATAGTTGTAGATGTCTCTGGATACTTCTAGTACATCTTTAAATGTTTCACATGCTGCAACACGATCTACAAGTGTCTGCTCATAATCTGTGAATGAAATTCTGTAGTGTGAACCAATCTTGAAGAATAGATTGATACGATCTGCAAGACTCAACTTAGAAATATCTTTTTTCTTTACAGAAAAGAAATCTTCTTTATGTAACTCTGTATAACCCCTATAGAAAGTCTTTGAGATGCCCTCATAACGACGTTTCATTAACTTCTCAATACGTGCATCCTCTACAACATTAACAACATTTGGATTGATTTCATATTCTTTATACCACTCTTCATTCGGAGTATAGAGTGCATGTCCTACCTCATGACTTACTAACATATCAACAACATCTTCTGTTGTGTTTTCCCACATCGGTAGAGTCAATACTCGACTTACAATATTGAATGATGCAGTCTCAACTTTCTTGTGCTCAACAACAAGGTCTTCTGTTGCAAGTAACTTTGCTAATTGTGATTTGATTTCGTATTGGATGGTCATGAGGTCTTTGCTTGATATACTTCATTATACAAAGAAACCCTACCGTTGGCAGGGTTGAGTAGACACTTTAATAACTGTCTACGTCTCTCTCTTGCAGAACGTAGAGCTTGTGGTTTAAGTTTTCGTTTTTTCTCCTTCTTAGAGTGATGTTGCCAGTTAGGTGTGTTCATTGTTCGTAATGTTGAGAAGAACAAATCTTAGAAAATCCTTTGACTTTATCAAATTTAATTACATTTTCAAACTTATCATTTAAGTCAGACTTATGAGATATGACAAAAATATTTGCTCCCTTTATTATATATCTAATTATTTTTAAAAATTCATCTGTACCAAAACCATCAAGAGATGAATCAAATACCTCATCCATAATTAGAAGATTTGTATTTACTGAGTTCTTGACTCTTGCAACTTCTCTCCAAGTAAATAAAAGTGCCAAATCAATTCTCATCTTCTCACCCTCACTAAAAGATGCATAAGAGAAATCTTCATGGATAGGAGATTTTACAGTCTCTCTAAACTCTTCATCTAAAGTAAAATTTATATAAAAATCCATCAATTGCAGGTATCGATTTACCTGTTGATTGATAAATGGTAGATATTTTTTTATAATTTTTGTTTTAACACCATCATCTTTGAGTAGGGAATATGCAAAGTCGTGGTGATTTATATCTTCTCGATGAACTGAAAGTTCATCAATTGTATTTTTAAGATTGTCCTTAAACTCTTTTAGTTTTTCATGTTCAGTATTTCTGTTTTTAAATTGCTCGGTAGTAATTTGAATTTCTGATTCAAGATCTCTGATTTGTCTTTGGTTAAAAGAGATGCGAGTGTTATTTTGAGAAATGTCATTATTGAGTTTAGTAATCTCCTTTGATAATTTTTGGAACTGACGTTCTCGGTCTTGCTCTTTTTTGATGGTCTCTTCAAGGTCTTTATAACCTTTCTTAAGTTCCTTAGCTTTAGTTTGAACGTCAGTAATTCTATTTAAACGAAACTCTTCCTCTATTGGTTGAGTACATGTAGGGCATGATACATTATCCTTAAAAAACTTGTGTTCTTTAGTAAGGGTTGTTACTTTATTGGATAATTTACCCTTCAAATTGTTAAGCTTTAGTAACTTTTTTCCTGCACCTGTAACCTTTTCCTGATCCTCTATAAGTCCAGTTACCTCAAGTTCTAAATTCTCATTAGTTGAAACATAGTTATCAGTTTCTGTAATTAAACTATTAATCTTATCTTTACTGATTGTAATATCATTCTTACCTCTCTCCTCTAATTCTTTGATAAAATTCTTTTGCATTGTCATTTTATCTTTCAGATTATCTTTTTTAAGATCAAGAGATCTAATTTGTTCCCTCTTAACTCTGATTTTATCTTTTATTAAACTATTCATAGCCGAAAAAATTCTAATATCAAGTAAATCTTCGATAACTTCTCTACGATTAGTGCCACTCAACTGCATAAATGGAACAAATGTACTGCTACCTAGTATAACAATTTGTGTGAAGGATTTATAATTTACCTTTAGTATACTTTCTTCTAATATTTTTTGATTTGATCTATCATCTGCCTGTCGATGCATTAAATTCCCATCTATCTCAATATCAAATATATTTGGTTTCATCCCTCTTCGAACAATGTAGTCACGATTATTTACAGAAAAATCTAATTCAACAAGACAATCTCTTTCATTAACAGTATTCATCAACTGTGATTTGTTTATCTTACGAAAAGGTTTATTGAATAGAGCAAAGGTTAAAGCATCTAACATGGTTGACTTACCTGAACCATTAGTACCAATTATTAAGTTTGTGTTTTCTTGT